CCAATGAGGCACAAGAGAAGTTCCTTAAACGGATATGGCACAGGAATATCGTGCCAAAGGCGCGCCAGCGCGGTTTCTCGACTGTCATCCAGCTTCTCATACTCGACGCATGCCTGTTCAATCCGAACCAGCGTGCCGCGATCATTGCGCAGGATCAGTTCACCGCTATCAAGATCATGCGCAACAAGGTCGAGTTTGCGTATAATCGCCTACCGGAATTTATCCGTAATGAGATCGGCATCGATGTCGACAACACCGAAGAGAAGATATTCACCAACGGGTCTTCTATTCAGGTGTCTACCTCTGCCCGCGGTGACACGCTCAACTGGCTCCACGTCTCCGAGTTCGGCATCATCTGCTTCGAATCCCCGTTGAAGGCCAACAAGATCGTCACCGGCGCTCTTGCCGCTGCCGGTCAGGGCATTGTTTTCATCGAAAGCACGGCCAAGGGGCGCGACGGCCACTACTACAAAATGGTGATGGAGGCGAAAGCCAACGCAGAAGCGAAGAAGAAGCTGACGCGATTGCAATACCGATTGCACTTCGCCTCTTGGTGGGACGCTGATGAATATGAGCTTGATAACCCCGACAGCGTCGTCATCACACCGAAGGATGACAAGTATTTCGACGAACTCGAGCGGGAAATTGGCCGCCCGATATCGCCGCGGAAGCGCGCCTGGTACGTCTCCACCCGTCTGAACGACTATTCCGACGAAGACGAGATGATGTGGCAGGAATATCCTTCCACCGTCGATGAAGCGTTCAAGGTTTCCACCGAAGGCGTCATCCTTGCAAAGCAGATGACCATCGCGCGCAGCCAAGGCCGCATCACTCGCGTCCCGTACCGGCCGGAAATCCCGGTCAACACGTTTTGGGATCTTGGCGTCAATGACGATATCGCGATCTGGTTTCATCAGGCTGTCGGCCTCATGGACCACTTCATCAATTACTTCGAGTGCAGCAGCGAGGCCTACAGCTACGTCATCGCTGAGATGAACAAGTTTGGCTACGTTTGGGGGCACCACTTCCTGCCTCACGACGGCGACCATCGCCGCCCCGGCCGCGTCGTCATCGAAACGCCGAAAGAGATGCTGGAAGGGCTGGGCCTTCGGAACGTTCACATCGTGCCCGTAACGCCTGACTTGATGGCGATTGGCATTCCCGCGCTCAAGGATGATTTCGTCAATTACGTGATCGACGAGCAGAACTGCGCCAAGGGCATCCTGCACTGCGACAATTACCGGAAGTCATGGAACACCAACATGGGTGTTTGGTCAGACCTGCCGAAGAAGAACGGCCATCAGCACGGCGTCGATGCGCTTCGCCAGAAGGCGCAGTACCGCGAAGAGGTCCGCCGCCTGTGCGGCTACCACGTCACATCATCGTCTTCATCCAGCTCGCGGCGCAGGTCGCGCGACCCCATGACCCTTTAACCTCACGAGGCCCACCATGAACACACCTGATCTTGACCTGACGAAGCGCGTCTGGACTAAACGCCGCGGCGGCATTATAGCTATTGGCACTTGGCTACGGCTGGAACAGCGATTCCGGCCGTGTATGGTGATTATTCCAGCGGATAGGGAATATGACGACAGGCTGACGCCATGCGTTGTCACGGTTGACAAGGCGTGGATCTGGTCTGAGGAAGTCGGCGACCCTATCCAAGCTGCGCACACAGCTCACCAATTCGCAGAAACTCTCGGCCTAGCTTCACACGACAAGCGCACAGTCATTCGTCTCGCGATGTTCATTCAGGACCATCTCGGCGACCTCCTGTCTATTCCCCCATACCAAAATCCCGATCAGCAGACCGTGGCCGAGATCACCATGCGCGACCCCAACACCGGGCGCACCGTCGAAGCTGAAATAAGGGAATAGAATGTTCGATCTCAACGCTGATGACGGGTCGGTCAGAAAGAAGCGATACGAATCGCCCATCCCCTCCGACACACCAGCGTTGAGCCGCGCGCAAAAAGGTAATTCCCTTGACAGTCCCAAGCATGTCGCCCTGCATCACCGTTTGCTGAATTACTACACCATCGAGCTGGACCGCCAGTACGAGAACCGCCGCGACATGGCGGTTGACGCCGATTTCTATGACAATATCCAATGGACCGACGAACAGGCCGCGACGTTGCAGGCCCGCGGGCAGGTTCCGCTTGTGTTCAACGTGACAGCGACGACAGTCGATTGGGTCATTGGCACCGAAAAGCGATCCCGCACCGATTTCAAGGTGCTGCCGCGGCGGAAAGATGACAGCAAGCCCGCGCAGCGGAAATCCGAGCTGCTGAAATACCTGGCTGACGTCAACAAGACGAAGTTCCACGTCAGCCGCGCTTTCGAAGATGCTGCAAAGGTGGGCTTGGGCTGGATCGAGGACGGCTATCAGGGCGACGACGAGGGGGAGCCGCTGTTCAGCCGCTACGAATCGTGGCGCTATATGCTTTGGGACAGCGCAGCGGTTGAGCTTGATCTGACCGACGCCCGATATGTGTTCCGCACGAAATGGGTCGATCTCGACGTTGCGCAAGCCATATTCCCCAAGCGCAAGGGCATGCTCGAGCGCAGTGTCGATGACAGCGACAATTTCGCGATGATCGATTCCTACGGCGACGAGCCGATGGACGGACCCGAGAACGAAAGTCAGGGCAGGGGCGACGGCACATACATCGCCGATCGCGTCACCGGCTATCGCCGTCGCCGGGTTCGCATCATCGAAATGTGGTTCAAGATGCCGGTGACGGCGGACAGGATCAGCGGCGGCACCTTCCGTGGTGAACTGTTCGACCCCGCCAGCCCAGGGCACCAAGAGGCGGTGGACGATGGCGATGGCGAAGTTGTCAAGCGACCAACGATGCGCATGTACGTCGCTCTTTTCACCACCGCAGGCATGCTGTGGCTCTCGCCGTCGCCGTATCGGCACAATCGCTACCCGTTCACCCCGATCTGGAACAAGCGCCGAGACCGCGACAACATGCCTTACGGCTTGGTCCGCAACATCCGTGACATTCAGAGCGATATCAACAAACGCGCCGCCAAGGCCCTGCATATCCTTTCTTCGAACAAGATTATTATGGAAAGCGGTGCCGTCGACGATATCGAGGAGTTGCGCGAGGAAGCGGCTAATCCCGACGCAATTATTGTCGTCAATCAGAATAAAAAGCTTGAGCTGAACGCCGATCGCGAACTGGGGCAGTGGCACCTCGAGCTGATGTCGCGCAACATCCAGATGGTGCAGCAGGTCGGCGGCGTTACCGACGAAAACCTCGGCCGCAGCACCAACGCCGTTTCCGGCATCGCGATTCAGGCGCGGCAGGAGCAAGGAGCGCTCGCCACAGCCAAGCTGTTCGACAATTACCGGCTCGCCCAGCAGATCAGAGGCGAGAAGGAGCTGGCTAATATCGAACAGTTCATGTCCGAGGAGAAGCAGTTCCGCATCACCAACATGCGCGGCAGCCCGGAATATATCACTGTCAACGACGGGCTGCCCGAAAACAGCGTGGTTCGCACGAAGGCGGACTATGTCATCGACGAGGACGATTGGAGAGCTTCGGTGCGGCAGGCGCAGGTCGAATCCTTGCTCGAGCTGCTCACCACTCTCGCTCCCGTCAATCCGCAGATCGCTATTGTCCTTATGGACCTTGTCGTCGAGGCGATGGATATCCCGCAGCGCGAGGAAATCGTGAAGCGCATCCGGCAGGTCACGGGCATGAAGGACCCCGACGCGGACGATACCGCGCCGTCGCCGGAAGATCAGGCCAAGGAGCACGCAGCGGCGCAGCAGCAGCAGCTCGCGATGGAAACGATGCTCGCCCAGCTCCGCAAGCTCCAATCGGAAGCTGCCAAGAACGAAGCGCAGACCGCAGATATGAAGGCTCGCACCGTAGGCGCCAATGTCAGCAGCCAGCGCTCCGCGCTCGAGTCTGCCGGCATGGCTATCATGGCCCCCGGTATAACCGACGTGGCCGACGTCATCCTGCACGAATCCGGCTTTGTTTCACGCACCGAAGACGAAGAGACCATGGCAGCCGCGGTGCAGGCCCAGCAGGCCCAAGCGGCCCAGCAAGCTCAGCAGCAACCACAACAGCAACAAGACCCCATGGCACTCGGCCTGGGCTGACGAGAGGTATCGATCATGGCAGGCAAACCGAATGCCGCAGAACTGGAAATGCTGACCGAGGAAGAGCGTGAGGGCATGCTCGACGAGGACACAGTAGATGAAGGCCTTGAGGACGGTGACGACGCCGGCGGTGATGACACTGGCGCTGCCGCTGACGACAAAGCGGGCGAGGGGGCCGATCAGGAAGGCAAGGATAAGCCCGATGCCGCAGCCGAAGAGGATGGCGATGATGCCGGCGGCAATGCTGATGGCGAGGCCGAGGCAAAAGCCAAACAGGAAGCCGACGCGAAGGCAACGGCTGATGCAGCCGCGGCGGCGGCCGCGGCAGGTGGTGCAGACAACTCGGCAGCGGCCAGCGCGGACGCCGAGGCCAAGACGGTCGAAGGCGATAAGCGCCCCTCTTGGGTTCTGGACCCAAAGGTGCCG